GGAGCGTGAAGTGACTGCGGTTCCATTCGAGGACGCGATGGGGAGTATCGTGCCTCGAGCTGAGTATCATTGGGATGTTTATTGTCCCGTGTGCTCGGCCGGTGGTTGGGATCACATGGAAGCATGGGTGGACGCACATTGCGCCAGCCCAGTAGAGGCCCGTGAACCTGTGGATATTACGTTGACCAGTGTGGTGAAAGCGCTGGCATCGGTACGCCGTGTTGGCGATGACATGGCGCGCCTCCACAAGCTCTCGCAGCTGCATATCGTTCATTCGGATCGGCTGCGGTGGCATTGGGTGTTTTGGGCAACACTCTTTGCGTTCTTCCAACTAGGCCCAGTGCTTCTGGGGGAGCGCTGGCTATGGAGTTGGATCGTGTGGGTGAGCTATACGCTGACGGGCGTGAGTTCGCTTGCACTGCTCGACGAGATTGTCATGCAGTGGATCGTCGAGCCGCCCTTGAGAATGTTGGCCCAGCGCATAGGCTGGGAGAGGGAGCCGCGGGTGAGTCACTTCTACTCGCGGTCTCGGGTGGAGATTTCCTTCCGTCGCTGGGTGCCGCGCTCGTTGCGTGACCTCAGGGCCGACGGCTCCAGCCTGCGCGAGAACAAGCACGCCGACGCCATGTATGCAGAGGTTTGGCATACCGTCGGGCTTAGCCACGGTCGGTCGAAGACTGTGTCCCGTCTTGTCTCGTTCGAACTGCTCTCGCAGATCACGTTGCCCAAGAACATGGATGTTCGGGCAACTGCCGCTCTCACTTGGGAGCGCCTCTGGCATACGGCGACCACAGTCCAGAATCTTAATGTGGATCGTTATGCCACCCTGGAAGGCCATTCGATCGTCCAGGACACTGTTGCGGTTGCGTTCGCACAGTGGATGGCGCTGCTTGAAATGCGGCATTGGGAGCAGGTCCCTCGGTTGCCCGCCGCTTAGGGCAGGTCTGGGCTTATGGGTATCGGTATGGTGAGGTGAGGCTGGCGGCAATTGGTGAGCACAAGCCGTCTTTGTACATGTCTCAACTCGCACCTGTTGACCTTCAGGTGCGTCCGCCCACCGGAGTGTCGCTAGGCATGCATGTGCCTGGTGCCTCCATGCCCCATCCCGATCCCCACGACCCCAAGACCGTAGCGGCGGGTGTGCTGAAGCGGTTTGCCGCGCAGCCGCCCAAGGCGGACCCCAAGCTTTTGGCCGAGCTTGGAGTGTTCGTGGACAGGTGGCTAGAAGACAACGTCGTCCCTCTTTCGCCCGACGTTGATCTGAGTGTATCCAAATGGTTGAGCGAGACGCACTACCCCCGGTGGAGGAGTCAGGAACTGGAGGCGGTGTGGGAGGAGCATGGAGCTGCCATGCTGGCCGGTGATCAGCAGTTCTGGGCTGTAGCCGGCCACCAGAAAGATGAATGTTATGACGAACCTAAACACTCGCGCGGGATCAACGCGCGACACGACGTATTCAAGTGCGCCGTGGGGCCGTTCTTTAAGCTTGTGGAAAAGTCTCTGTACCAGCACCCGGCATTCATCAAACACGTGCCTGTGGCGGATCGCCCACGGTACATTCGCGACATGCTAGAGCGCAACGGCGCCAAGTATGGAGCGAGTGACTACACCTCATTCGAGGCTCTGTTCATCGCTGAGCTGATGAGGGAAGTGGAGATCCGGTTGTATAAATACATGGCGCGTCATCTGCCGAACCGTGAGCAGTTAGAGTTCTGGTTCGACAATGTGCTGGCAGGGACGAACGACATCACCTACCGGTGCTTCTGGGTTTTGCTGGAGGCCGTTAGGATGTCTGGAGAGATGTGTACGTCATTGGGCAATGGTTTCTCTAACCTGATGTTCATGTTGTTCATGTGCAAGAAGAAGGGCTGCACGGACGTTGCGGGAGTGGTCGAAGGCGATGATGGTCTATTCACAGCCAACGGCTTGCTCCCGACCGGTGAGGATTTTGAAAGGCTGGGCCTCATTATCAAGCTGGAAACACATACCACTCTAGAGCATGCGTCATTTTGCGGGTTGGTCTTTGACAGTGAGGATTTGATCAATGTCGTCGACCCGCGCGAACCACTCGTTTCCGTCGGGTGGGGAAGTCGCATGTATGCTCGTTCGAATAAGTCGGTGCGCAGTGCCCTACTGCGCTGCAAGGGAATGTCCTTGGTCCACCAGTACGCGGGTTGCCCTATCGTGCAGGAGCTTGGTTTGTACATAGTTCGTGTAACTGAGCATATCCGCCCGTGTAAAGTACTGCGTGTGGTCAATACCAGGGGCATTTCGCAGTGGGACCGTGAGCAGCATCTCGCGGCCTTCGATGCGTGGAAGCTAGCATCGCCAGCGGTGGCGGTGCCGATGCGAACGCGCCTCTTAGTTGAGAACCTGTATGGGATCAATGTTCGCCACCAGCTCGAGATCGAGAGCTGGCTTGCGAGCCGTCAGGAACTCAGCCCACTCGACCACCCGCTCATCCAGTTGTACATGAAGACCGCATGGTGCGAATACGACGATGTCTATGTCTTGGAGCAGTGCACTAACACTCCGAGCCTCGGCGTTGGCACCATCGAGGGGTTCAAGGATGAGGTGGCGGAGGTTCTTGCGGAGATGGCGGCGAGGGGAAAGCCTCCGCCGCGACCCAGGAAGGCAAAACCTGGGTGAACATCCACCGCCGATAGCGAGGCAGCAATGCCTGACGGAGATCATCTCCCGTCTCGCGCCAGATCGGAAGAGCGTC